GTTGACTCACCCCAGACCGATATATAAGATACGCGCCTCTTAACTGATCCGCCTTAGCTCAGTTGGTAGAGCAAATGACTGTTAATCATTGGGTCGCTGGTTCGAGCCCAGCAGGCGGAGCCAAATAAATAAAGGGCTGCAGAGACCCAGCCCTTTTTTGGTTTTTGAAGAAAGTGAAAACTGCAACCGTTGTGCAACCGTTTCGCTTGCTTGCATATCCTCAAGATCAGTTTTACCCTTCCAAACTTCTACTTTGCTATATCTTAAATTGAATTCCTAAGCAGGAAATATATCAAACACAAGGAGTGTGCCATGCTAACCATCTCACGTCGCCCTGGCGAAGCAGTCACCATTGGTAAAGACATCACTGTAACAATTGTAGAAATGCGCAGTGGCCAGGTTCGTCTGTCTATTGATGCGCCAAAGGAAGTCCCTATTCTGAGAGATGATGCGAGGATTCAGCCTTACACATCATTCAGGGGTAGTTATTTCATCTATTTCTGTGGATAAAACAAGCAAGCCAGGAGTGGTGAGCGTGCACTGCCTTTTCAGTAAGGAAAAATAGGTTGCACCACCTGCTCAGCCAAACCTAATCAGGTCGAACAATTTGCACTTTCCCGGCATATTTTCGGAATTTAGGCGGTCCATCCAGTCTTTTGTACCAAGTTAACAACGCCTCTTGGCTTTTCTCTACATGCTCGGGAAATTTTTTATTCAATAATTTGATTTCTGCAGGGTCGCTATCAATTTTAGGGTTATATAATTCAGGGCGGCTCCCATCCTGATTCACCAGAAATTTTAAACCGCTTTTGTACATTGCCAGTACAGGGCTAACATTTAAAGAACTATCCATTTTTGGTTGGCCGGAAGTAGTAATCCAGAAGAGAGGCCTAGTACGATCTCTATCATCCCCTAGAAATACATCCGACATATCTTCACCTGAGATTGAGCCGGGTGCCTCAAAACCAACAAAGTTAGCGAGAGATGGCAGAATATCCGTGGCGGAAACAACACTTTGAGTATTAATTTCGTCTTCGGGGATGCCACCTGCTGGCCAACTGATTATAAAGGGAACTCTAATACCACCCTCATATAGAGACCCTTTTACACCACGGAAAGGGCCAATGCGTCCATATTGCGTACCTGACTGAGCGGCATTGCCTAGGTTTCCAGGGCCATTATCCGCCATAAACATAATGATCGTGTTTTCGTACTGACCTTTTTCCTTAAGCAATTGAATTACTCTACCAATATTCTGGTCCATCTGATGAATAGCCGCATAATAGGTTTGAGCTGGAGTCACTGGTTTCTTTTGTATGGCCTTATGCGCTGGTGCAACAAAGCCACCTAGGTGCTCTACCGCCTTCAAATGTTGCTCTTTTGGATACAGCGGCTGGTGAGGCGCATGGAATGAAAGGTTTAAGTAGAATGGCTTACTTTCTTCTATTGCACCCTGCACCATTCTGAGAGCGTTGTCGGTTAGCTTGTCATCTACCTCTGTCCAGTAATGCGGACCTTCCTGAAAAAGCTTACGCAGTTCAGGATGACGATTACCCGGTAATGCATAAGCGTAGTGTTCGTCAATGCCATACTCAGATAAATCTGGAGCTTCAGGAGCTGATCCCAGGTGCCATTTCCCTACGTGGAAAACTTTATAGCCCTCGGTTCTCAGAAAACTCATAATGGTTGGTGTTTGCGAAGGCAAAAATGCTACCTGCCCAAGACTACTGTTCTTATTTATTGTGCCATGCAAAGCGCCATAAATTCCAAGATCAGCTGGAGACGTCCCCGTCGCTAATCCTGCACGCGCGGGGGAACAAACGGGAGAGGCAGCATAAAAGTGCTCATAAACGGTGCCACGCTCAGCGATTTCATTAAGAAATGGCGTGCGAGGTAACGGATTGTCATAGGCTTCCAGGTCGGCCCAGCCAAGATCATCTGCCACAAATACAATAACGTTTGGCGGAGAGGGCTCTTCAAATGAGTAACTAGCTGTAAAAGGCGTTGCGAGCACAAAAAGAAAAACAATGGTTCGAAATGACTTCAACTGCATAATCAAAAGAATACCTTTATGTCCCTATATAAGGATAAAACGAAGAGGATAATTAATTGTACCCGCTGTACTCCATTAATAACAATTGGAATCACTAAGTCAGTTGTGCAGTAGGCTCCGGCAAGTGCCAAACTCCACACACCGAGAAGGGATTGATCAAATCAAGACAGGGAGTATTTCAGAACCTATGTATCTCAGCTTGAGCGGTGCCTCGTTAATCCATCGCTGGCTGTACTGGTCCGTGTTGCAGTTGCTGTTAATGTGCCTGTTTCTGAGCTGCTATCTGAATAGTAACCTGCACTTCAAAGGCTTAATGTCTAACTCTAGTCAGCTTCTGCGGCTTGGCAGTAATCCCCACTAAGCGATCACGGCGATCACGCTCTACGGTGAATTGATACGTCACCGGGGGGCTTGCTTGGAGCACAAGCTGCACCATTAACTCCTTCAGACCTCTTATGTCCTCGGCAGACGGGTTTTCCTCTTTCACTGCAGCAATGCTCGCAAGCATGGCCTGCTGCTGGTCAGACATATAATCAGACTTGAGCTCAGCACCGTTGCTGAGCATCTCAAGTAGCTCTTTCTGGCTAATGGTTTTCATGGGGATACCTCATTGGTTTGATTGTGTTCAAGAAAACTTACGGTGGGTTGATTGCCTGCTGCCCTGAGTCGGCCACGGTGAAGACGCTCAATCATTTCTTCACTGAAGGTGTTACCAGCTACCTTGTCTTCAAAGGCCCGGACATCGACATGCTTACCTATAAGGGCAAGCGCCTTAATCGCGTTGGCTGCGTCAAACTTGAACTCACCAGTGGGCTGACCGTACACGTCCTTAACCTCCTGGATTTCCATGCAGCGGTCATAAAGGCGCGTAGCTCACCTAGTACCCAATCACCGCCGACGCGCAGACGTTCAGCGCGGATTGAGAGCTGCTCGGCAATGGCTGCCTTCACATTATCTTTGTAGAACACTGTGGGTGTTGCATAGCCAGCATCACGGGCAGCCTGAGTCTTGTTCATCGATTTCAGGTACAGGCTCACCGCGAGCTGCTCTTGCGGTGATAAATCGTATTTTGCTAGTTCCATAAAAGTGTCATTTTGCTTAGCAGGTTATTTCACCGGGGGTCTAGAGAACCGAAAACCTACATAACCTGAATAACCGATATAACCCGGTGAACCCAGTGGTGACGCGACCTTCAGCAAAAGTGTCATTTTGAGCGACATTTTGGTTTTTCCGGTTCTCCGGGTTTTCGGTTCTCCAGCCCCCGCACTTCATCAAAAAAAACTCACAACCGGTGCAATGGGCGGATCATTCAATGAATAGATTGAAGCGTTGTTTTCACCCTTCCTGAGATTCCAAAGTCTCCCGGTGTACTTGTCCAGCACGCGCCTGGTCTTCTGCTTCGATTTGCCGAGTGTATTCACAAAATTCTCAATCTGCGTCTTGTTCATCTGCAGGTTCTCAATGGATGCTTGAATAGCGGTGATCACTTCGGCGTCCTGCTGCTGCTCTTGCAGATTCAATTGAGACTCCTGAATTGCCATTGCGGTACTGTGATCCAGCCGCTCAACGGTGTTTAACAGTTGCAGGTAGGTAGCACCCTTATTCTTCGTGTACCTGAAGGCGATTTTCCGTGGCATATCACCGCGATCCTTCAGGTTCTCAAATTCAACGGCAAAGGTTGTAGAGCACAATCCCTCCTCCTCCCCAATGGTCCCAATCATCCAGCAGCAGTCACTGTCAACCATGAAATCTTGCACGCCTGAGAATACTGATTTCCCTTCTTCAGACTTATATTTATTAGTATGTCCAAGCGTCACCAGAGTGCCACCGGCAGCAACAAACAAACGCGCCAGCTTGCCAAACTGACTAGCCTTATCTTTTGACATCACCGAGGTCAGTTTCTTGATCGTGTCAGCAATAATAATGAAACCGGCTGCATCATTTTCATCGACTAACGCCTGCATGATTTTTATTAAGTCATCAGCCCTGAAATCGTTATTGCCGGGGATCAAGATTTGAAAGCCAATCTGAGCGGCGATGTCAGCTTTCGTCAGACCACCGATGTGGTTGTCATCCATTTCAGCTAGATAGACTTGATCTCCCCGAACCAATCCTTTTTCAATTGCTTCACGGATCAACCAGATCAACAGCAAGGTTTTCCCGGTGCCGGGCGAGGCCCAAACATGAGTCCATTGACCATTCAACGCAACATCTTCTAATGCAAATGAATCTGCTAACATTTGAGCTTTCATATTCATCACATCATCTTTTGTCACTGCTGCTTTTTTCAGTAAGTCTCTTGCAGACATAGTTATGCTCACCGATGGTGTAGTCATATCACCGCCTGTCTCATTGGTGGCAACAGAACCAAGCTCACGCATCACTTGCCATTGCTTCAATTGATCACTGAACCCAGGCTGTTGTTCTTCGATCCACTGAAGCAGGTCGCCTCCTGTGCGCCCCTCACAGCTTCCGTGGTGACACTTGAACCCAATAGATCCATCAGCATTGGTGAACATTGCAGCGCCATCGTCAGCAGCCCCTGTGTGCTCATCGACCCACGGGCAAGTAATATCGAATCGCCCATCACTGCGTATCTCCTTAATGTGTATGATGTCAGGGATGTTAATCAGCGGATGGTCAGACACGGTGGCAGCTCCATCAGGCTTAGTTGTGCGTGGCGCGTCCAGATCAACACCGAAAGGCTCAGCCAATTGCTCCAGTGTATAACGGCGATCTGGGTGCCACTCAGTGATCTCGCACCGTGGAGCTGTACCACCGCTCTCAGCGATGCGCTTGGCTTTGGTGTTCACTCCTTCAGGTAAACGAAGATACCTGGTGACCCCTTTTTGACCTGGGTCTTTACCATCTGGTGCTAGGCCATTGGCAATCAGTCCATCATGCAGGTTATCTATGCGGTCCGCGTTGGTCTCCGGTGTAGCCAA